CAGATAAAGCAATTAAATTTATAGATAATATTTTTATTATTATCTATAAATTTAATTGCTTTATCTGTATCTTTACAATGTAATTCTGCCGAAAATATATTTTATAAAATAGCATCAGCAATGTTTGCGTTTATGTTTGGAATACTATATTTAATATTTAATTATTATATGTATAGAGTAAATAAAAATAGTGACCCTTGTACTATATGTAAAAACAATATATTTCCAATATAAATAAATAAAAATATTTTATTATAATATATGAATAACCAAACAACAAATATAATAATAAGTATTTTTTCTTTAATCATAATTATTGTTTTTTCAGTTAAAATTTTTCTAGATTACTCAAGATTTAAAAAACAAACAGAAATGTCTCATTTCCCTCCATGGCCAGCTAAATGTCCAGATTATTGGCAAGTTATAGAAGGTGAAAAGGGTGATGAAGATGTTAAATGTAAAAATAGTCATAATATAGGTATATGTAAATCAAGTGATGATGATAATATAATGGATTTTAATGAAGATGTATTTAGAGGTAAAGGTGGTGAAGTTTATAAATGTTCATGGTCTAAAAAATGTAAATCACCATGGGAAGGTATAGATACAATTTGTTAAGTTAAGTTAAAATAAATTAAATTAATTTAAAGATTTTTTTATATTTAAAATAGAAATGAATTGGTCTGAAAAATATAGACCTAATACTATTGATGATTTATTTTTATCTTATGATAGTAAAACTAAAATAAAAAAATGGATTAATAATTTTGTTAATAAAACACCTAATTATACAAATTGTTTAATATTACATGGTCCACCTGGTGTTGGTAAAACAAGTTTAGCAAATATTATACTTAATACATATGAATTTGATATTATTGAATTTAATTCTAGTGATATACGTAATCAAAAAACACTAAAAGATAAAATAGATAATATTAATGGCAATGTTAATATTTTAGATTTTATGAGTAATAAAAAAAAACATATAGGTATTATTATTGATGAACTTGATGGTATCAATAATACTGAAAAAGGGGCTCTTAAAGAATTAATAAATATAATAAATAATACTAAAACCTATAGTTCTCCATTTATTTGTACTACAAATAGTATAAATAAAAAAATAGAATTATTAAAAAAAAAATCATTATATATAAAAATTAATAAACCTACAAAAAAAATAATAAAAGAATTTGTAAATAATATTTCTGACAAAGAATCTTTACACCTTTCAGATAATATTAAAAATTTAGTTGTAAATTCATCACAATTAGATTTTAGAAGGGTTATTGTTTTAATGGAATATTTATTTAATTATAAAACTTCAAATATTTCTGATGATATATTAGAAACTATTATTGAAAATTATGATAAAAAAACAATAGATTATACTATTTATGAATCTACAGATAAAATATTAAATAATTATTTTAAAGATTTTTCTGATATAGTTAATAATGATAATTCAAGTATTGGATATATAGTATATGAAAATTTTCAAAATTTTATAATTAATAACAAAAACTGTAGTGATGATGTAAAACTAGATACTATTTGTAACATATATGATAATTTTAGTGAAAGTGACAAATTAGATAAAAAAATTTATATAAATCAACAATTTTATTTAAATAATTATAATAACTATTTAAAATTTAACAAACCCTCCTTTTTAATTAATAATTTAACAAAAAAACCATATAATAAATTTAATAATTTAAATTACTCTACAATGATAAATAAAATATCATTTGAATACTTAAATATTAAATTAGTAAATACTATTAATAATTTAGGTCTTTCTAATAATTATATTTATAATTGTGATTATATATTTAGTTGTATTAAAAATAACAAAAAAGATATAATTCCTTATATTATTAAAAATAAATTAGATAAAACAACTATTGAAAAAATTTGTAAATTAAGTTCTTTTTATAAAAAAGATGAAGCATCACAATTAAAAAAACTAATTACAAAATATTTTAAATTATTATTATAATGATAACTATAATTTTATTTTTAATAATGACTATAAGTTGGTCCTTGCCTTATTTTTTAATGAAAGATCTAAGCAATTACCTTTCTAAATATGAAATTATAATATTATCGCATATTGTATGGCATGTATTTATATTACTATTTATGTTTTATATATGGATATTTAATAGACCCAAAGCAAATTTATTTATAAATAATGTTAAAAAATTACCGAATAAATATAAATCTTTTTTGTTCATAGTTACTATTATTGGATTTATGTCACAACTATCATATTTAACATTACATAAAACAAATAATATTAGTAAATTAGTTCCTATGTTAAATGGATTAAGTAATATTGCTACAATATTAATAGCATACTTTCTTTATAAAGAAAAATTAACATTTATAAAAATTATAGGAATATTTTTAATTTTAACCGGAATATACATCATTAACTAATTATTTTATTTATTATATTAGAAATTTTGTTCACAAATGATTTATTTTTCTTCTTTGTTTTCTTCTTATTCGTATTTATTTTCTTCTTATTGGTATTCGTTTCATTCTTTTTTTTATCTAAATTATCAGGTCCAAACTCTTTTGAACCTTTTTTACGTTGATATCCTAGTTTTAAAAGCGGATTTTTCTTTGGATCTTTCATATGTCTTATTTTCATTTTACTAACAATTCGTCCTTGTTTATTTTTAAATAAATCTTTTTTAGAAAGACGCCCTGTGGTCATACTGGCATTTCCATGCCATACTTCAGCTCTACTTCCATATCTTTTCATTACTATATATAAATATAAAAAATTGATTTAAAATTAATTACTTTTGTTTTAATAATTAAACAATCATGACTATTCCAGTAGTTGTTTCAAATCAAACGCAAATAAAAGAACTTATTTCTAAGTTGGGACATAACTATATATGTTTACCTCATTTAACCACTGATACATTAATTATTGATTATCTTAAGTCTATTGATGGTTCTATAGGACATCCAACAAATGATAATAGACTTATTGTGAAACATGAAGACTCTTTCTATACATTTGAAAAACCAGATAGCACTTATTTTGAAAATAATATTAGTTCTACCGATTCTGCACTCACAGTTAAAGAAAGCATTGATGCTATTCAAGAATTTACAAAGTTAAAGGCGGTTTTGGGATTTACTAAAGAACAGATAGATACAATTAATATTGATATAGTGGATTCATCTAAAATTATATCTAATACATCAACATTCTTTATGGTTACATTTAAAAATGGTGGTCAGTATTTAGATTTTGTGTCTTGGGATGAAAATGGTTCATCATGTAATTATTCAGGTAGAAATAGTCATGGTTTAATCCATTCTGGAGATAATAACAATCATTCATATTTTATGCAAAGTATCAAAGTTCATATCCCGGTAGGACAAAGAATTATTAAAAAAGATTTTATCTTAGGTGGGATTGGATATTGTAATACTGAACTAATGAATGAAACATTTAAACATCAGAAACCATCTATGTGTTATTATGATCCGGTTTCAAATACTATAGGTGTTATTCCTTTTCAGCAAACACGTGCTATACTTGGTAACAGTACAACTATCGCTTGCGCGACAGTTAAACATTTAGATAATGAAAGGTTAAAAGTTATTCCTTACACTACTGTTCCTGTTACAGAAAAATATAATACAACAAGTAGAATTACATGTGATCTTCCTTCTAGATGTTTTGCTGGATCACTTGAAGTTGAAAAATCTGAGGATGAAGCTATTGATGCCAATGTTGTTAATACTACTAGCAGTGTTACTTCTTCTAACGAAAATAGTGATTATGATATTGTTGAACATAGTGAAACACAGAAGATTGAGGTATTACAATATACTAATGATCTATCAAATGTATTAGATATACCTTACTCCTTACCAGTAGATTATCTAGGTAACACAGAAAATATTGGATCTAAAACACAATTTAATCCTAGTTTATATGGAATTTCTAGTAAAGGTCCTCATAATGCATTAATTGAACCATCTAAAGTTGCTATGTCTAATTTTGAAGATAAATTATCTTGTTTAAATATTCTACATATGAAAGATACCGAATCTTTTTCTGAAGATTGTGCTAAATTAATTAATCCGAATGGAAAAATAACGTGTTTGATGATTATCCATACACATTTTGACAATGAGAATATTATAGAAAAATTAGAACATCTTAAATTATCGTGTACAAAATATGCTAATCATTGTTCTATTGTTTTAGCAAAATGTAATAAAACAAATACATATTATTGGATTCGTGGTGTGAGATGGTATCATGAAAAAATTTATAAATTTGGAGAGGTGTTTGATCAAAGTGATTTTGATGTTATAGTAACAGAACCAGTTGTTCCATTTCCAATAAAATTAGAAACAATGTATTATAAAGGTAATAGTATATCTATGGATGAAGCAACAGATATTATTACTAAAATGTCTTTTAAAGATTTTGTAGACAATCAAAATGATATTATTGAATTGTTTGTTCAAATGGCGATGATTCAAAAATCTACTACATTTAATGCCTTTAAAAATAAATGTCTTACAATAATTACATCTAAACAATCTGAAAATAATAAAGAACTAAAAGAAAAGATTGTTAAACTAATTAAAACACAAGATGATCCTAATGTTAAAAAGGAATTAGATAGCATTAAAAGCACCATTAAGAAAACTCGTGCTTGTAGTGTTCTTAAAAATTTAACACAAACTATTCTCGGTATAACTCCTGATGGAGGAGCATCAACTAAAGCAGCATCTAAATCTCTTCAAAGTGCTATGAGAGAACAAGATATTCATAAAAATACTAGTCTTGTTAATAGTATGACTAATGAGGATATAAGTGACTATTTGGAAGATATTGATAGTTTTGTGATTGGTCAACTTGTTGTAAATGAACAACTTATTAATATGTTAAATGGTGTAGCAAATGGAACATATGAAGGACCACAACAACATATTATGGAACTTCATGGAAAATGTAATGAGTTAGATGGCATTACTGTATCAGCTTTAGGAACACATTCATCTAAGATGCTACATGAGTTGGCAGGTCCTGCTTCAGTAGCAATTCTATGTGGTGAATCAGAACATGTATCTTCTGTTCCCATTGCTATTCTAGATATTTTTACAAATATTAAAGATCCAAGATATTTTAAATGGTTTGATGAAGTTAATAATCCAGATGTTGCTAAATTTAGAATTCTTCTTCGGAGAATGGTCTGTGAAGCAACCATGAACCGAGATAGAAGTATTAATCCAGGCTCAAAATCATTGACATATTTCTTAATTGCTATGTTTATTTCTCTAGCACAAAGTATTAAAGTAAAATTCTCATGTATTCCAACGGATGAAACCGATTTTACAGTCTTAGCAATGAGAAATCTTGTTGGATATATCTTTACAATGTGTGCATCAGGAACAACACCTATTACAAATATTTGGAAGGTTCTTAGTCATTATCCTACAAAAGTTCCTGGTATTGATGCTTTTGAAAAAAAAGACTTTTGGATCCTACAAAATCTTATTGATATGTTTCCATATTGTATGTGGAATGTAGCTGAAGCTAATTTTAAAAAGAATACTCTAATTGGTATTACAAAACTACTTGGTAAATATATTATTACCAAAAAATTAGATAAAATTGCCGATGAAGAAAAGAAACAACTAGAAATTAAGACAGCAGAGATTTCAAAAGATTTAACTATTGTTTGGCAATGGCAGAAACTGGTAATCATATCAATTGTTAAAATGTTAGTTAAACAGGAAAAGGGTGAACCATGTGATTCTAAACTTATTAAACATGTTGCTAAATGTTTGTTAGAAGGATATCCTGATATTGATGAATCTATGATATCTTTTAAACACAAGAAAAGTGATTCTTCACATAAATTAAAGAAAATATTAGAAGTTATGAAGGAACATGGTAATATTACATTAAATGAACACCAAATGACTACAATCAAATGTATTATATCTAAAAGAATGCACGCATATTATTACAAATTAAGTAAATATGGGAGAACACAATATTTTGATAAACTTGATATTAATGGCATTTATAAAGAACTATCAAAACTTGTTAAATTAGAAACAGAAGGAACAGGTGGTCCAGCTAATAAATTCTTAAAAAGTTGGTCCCATAGTTATAATTCTAGTACTAAAGATCTTATCAAATCTAATGAAGAAACACGTACATTTATTAAAGAACTATTTACATTAGAAACTAATATATCCTCTGGTGATGGTGCTTCTGGTGCTGGACATCGTGATGCGACGGATTATGATGGTGGTGGGGAAATAGTAGTAAGATATCCTGATATTCGAGAAGAACTATGGGTATCATATAATGATAATATGAAAATGATGACATTTATTGAAAAACACGAACTAAAAGATATGGTTAGTATTATGGAATATATATTCCCAGAACAAAATGTATATAATATTATTATTGATATTGCTGGTATTCTATTAGATAATTATAAAGATAGAACAAAAGCGTATGAAAATATAGTAGATAAATATACTTTTTAGTAAAAAAAATAAATCATAAATATGTATAATAATTGTCCAATTGAATTAAAAATAATATCATCTTTTCTAGGAATATTTGTATCTGAATATACAACATTATTACATTTTTTTGGTTTATTTTTATTATTTGAATATGGAGCTAAAAAATACCATAATAATCCTATAACAAATACTATAAGATGTTTACAAATATTTAATTTAGCATTAATTAATACACATAAACCAAAATAAATAAATATATGTATTATATTCCAAATACATCCTTTAAAATTATATATTTTGATTAAGGTTTTATTCATAATATCTTTACAAGCATAATTTTTTCCATATTTTTTTTTTAGACTATTGTTATATAATACAATAAAAACTGAAAAAATAATAAAACATAATGGTATTAATAAATATTTAATCATATATATATTATTCACAATTTAATATTATTTTTCCAATATGATTTTTACATTCAAATTCTTTTTGAGCTAAAATCAATTCTTCTAATAAAAATATTTTATGTATTTGTGGTTTTAAAGTTCCATTAAAAATTAATAAACATAATTCTAGAAATTCTTTTTTAGTTGCTAACATTGAACCTAATAAATTTAAATGTTTTAAATAAAAATTAGGCCAATATAAATTAACATTTCGATCTGATATAGCACCTGAACAAATATATGAACCATTTGGTTTCATTATATTTATTATAATATTCATTAAATCTCCAGCAACCACATCAAATACAATATCATATAATTTATTATCATTCTTTTTTATTAATTCATGTTCTAAATCAATTATATCTCTACTAACTATTTTATATTTAGATAATTTATTTAATTTATCTATTTTTTTTTTAGATGATAAACCAACTACATCTATATTTTTAATTTTTAATAAATTTAATAAAGCAAATCCAACACCACCTGAAGCACCTGTAACTAATACTTTATAATTATCTTTAATTTCACATCTATTAATCATATGTAATGCAGTCATATATGCTGTTGGAAAACTAGCTAATTCAAAATAATTTAAAGAACAATAATTAGGAATTATTACAATATTTTCTAATGGGACTGAACAATATTGTGCATAACCACCATTTTGTTCACTTCCTAAATATTCACAATGTGTAATAATATCTATTTCATTATAATATTTATTAGTATTTATAACCGGATATACAATAACTCTTTTTCCTATTAATTTTTTATTATCAAATGTATCATGTATATATCCTGCTATATCTGCACCTTGAATAATAGGTAATTTAAAATTAGGATTCCATCCATCTTCAGTATCTTTAGAATATAAACCTTTTCTTGTCCATATATCTGTATTATTAATAGAACAAGCCATAACACGAATTATTATATTTTTTTTAGTTGGTTTTGGAATATCTATTTTTTTATATAAATAATTATTTGATTCTCCATGTTTTATTAGTAATTGAACATTCATACATAAATCTAATAAATATTCTTTAAATATTATTTATACTAATTAGGATTTAAAGAAATCCATATAACTATTTTTAATATGGATATTAATTCTCATTTAGAATCTCATCATGCCAAGAGTAGTGCTAAGTATATTAAGAATATAATTTATGGTGGTATAGATGGAATAATTACAACTTTTTCTATTATTGCTGCTTGCTTTGGAGCTGAACTAAGTATAAAATATATAATTGCTATGGGATTTGCTAATCTTATAGCAGATGGATTTTCTATGGGATTTGGTGATTATATTAGCAGTTTTTTTGAGACAAATTATATTTTATCTGAGGCTGAAAAGGAATCATATGAATTTGAAACTAATAATGAATATGAAGTGGATGAAATGATTGAACTCTATACACATGAAGGAATAGAAGTAGAAGACTCTAAAAAGATCGTTGATATACTTATCTCAAAATCTGAATATAAACCTTTTTTTATTAAATCAATGGTTTCAATGGAACTTGGTTTAGAAATACCAGATAAAGATTATAAATCAGAAATGAAAAAGGAAGCACTTATAACATTTGGATCATTTCTAATATTCGGTTTTATACCATTAATTATTTACATCATAAGTCATTGGTGTAGATATGATAACTATAATAATATTTTTATAGTAGATTGCTTTATAACATTATTAACTATAAGTGTTCTTGGATATACACAAGCTCATATAACAAAACAATCTAAACTAATGGGATGTTTTATATTAACAATTAATGGAATTATATCAACTATTATTGCATTTGGAATAGGTTATGGTTTAGAAAAAGCAATTAATTAGTAATATTTTTTTATATAATATTAATAATGTTAAAATTTTTTATTTATTTATTAGTAATATATCAACTATTATTACTATTTTATTATTTTTGTAGATTCATATATAGACATTTTATTATAAAAAAAAAAAATTTACTTAAAAGGTATGGATATCATAGTTATGTTTTAATTACTGGTGCTTCAAGTGGTCAAGGTTATCATTTTGCTAAAGAATTTGCTAATCTCGGTTTTAATTTATTCTTAATTGGTTCTATAAGAACAAATAAAGTTATAAATCAATTAAAAAATAAACATCCACATATAAATATTATATTTATAGAAAAGGATTTTAGAAAAGCTTATGAAGCATCTTTTTTTGATGATATAAAAGAAAAAATAAATTCTACAAATATATCTATATTAATAAATAATGTAGCACATAGATCTGCTTGGAAACCATATCATAAAATGCCTAATCAACTTATTAATGATACAATAATTGTAGGAACTATAGTCCAATCACAATTAACTAGATTGGTTATACCACAATTTATAAAACGTAAAGAACACAATGCTATAATAAATATTACAGCACAATGTATTTTTCCAACATATGGATTTGGTGAAGTATTAGATAATGCTGTAAGTGTTCCATACTTATCAGTGTATGAAGCAGCCAATGCCTTTGGATATTATCAAAGCAATTCATTAATGAAAGAATATGAAAAATATAATTATAAATTGGATATTTTAAATATTATGCCTGGGGCAGTTTTAACTGAAAATACAACATATCTTAAAAATACTATTTTTAGTGTTAATGTTGATACATTTGTTAAAAATATAATGAAGATGATAGGTAATGTAAATGGGAATTATTATGGATATTGGGGTCATGAATTTTCTGTGTTTTTAGTCAATTTATTGCCATTTTTAAAAAATCATATTCTACATAAAACAGGTGAAACAATTACTAATGAATATATGTCTACACCTCCTAAAAAATATTAATTTAATAGTTTCATTTGTTTAACGGAGACATTTTTAAATTCATCTTTTGGTCCTATTAAACATAAATAACTATTATTTTTTACAAAAATACTCTTACACCAATCTCTTATATCATTTAAAGTTATATGTTTAATATATTTATTATAAAATTCTAATGGATTGAGTAATTCTTTATTTGATAAAAGAGAATTTGTTAAATATAAAAATTCTTTGGGTGTTTTATCATTTTTTGCTAAATTTATATCATATATAATTTTATCTTTTGCTAAATCAAATAAATTTTGATCTATTTTATCTTTTTTTAGTTCATTCAATATATTTATTAACTCCACAAATCCTTTTTCATAATTTTTAGATTCTATAGTATAATATATACTTAGAATCCCATAATGATTATTAATATATTTTGTTATATTAGGTGAATATACTATACCTAATTTTGTTCTTAATCTTTTAAATAATATACTAGAATCATTTAGTTCAACCAATATTTTTTTCAGAATATGAAGAGTTGCTAAATTTTTATTATTTTTATTAGATGGCAGTGTAAAATTTAAATATACACTTATTAATTTACTGGATGAAGAAATCTCAAAATTATATTTTGGATTTATTATTTTAGGTATTTTAATTAATCTTTTAGGTCTTTTTACACCACCTTCTAACTTATTAAATTTTAATTTAATATATTTTAAAATATCGTTTTTTTTAAAATCGCCAGCTATAGTTATAATAGAATTTTTTGGAACGTAATATTTTCTTACAAAATGTATTAAATCACATTCTCCTAATTTAACTACATTTTTAATCTCAGTTACTGGATCATTCACCATTATTCCATTTTTTCCAAACACTAATTCAGGCATATTTTTGTAAAATATATATTTTTGTTTACTAGAAATAATTTGTTTTAGTTCAACTATTACAGCACCCATTTCTTTATAAAATAAATTGTGATCGGTTTTATTAAAATTATATAATGATACATAACTATCTAATATATCATTTAAATTTTTATTTAAACTATAAATATGATACTCTGTTTTAAAATGATTAGTATGGGCGTTACTATAAACATAATGACCTTTTTCTTTTATATCTTTAATTTTAGTATTATTAGTTATATATCTACTAAATATATGCTCTGTTAAATGTGCTAAACCATCTTCCTTTTTTGTTTCTTCTAAATATCCTATATCAAATGTTAAACTTGTTGCTATATTTTTAGAATTAGGTATAGGTATTAATAAGATTTTTATTCCATTATCTAGTTCATAATTATAAAATTTTGGAAACATTACTATTTAATTATATTTTTATATTTGTAATAAATTTGAAATTTAAAAAAATATTAACTTATATAATTAATATGAATTATTTACAAAAAACATCAGATATTGCTATTATTGGTGCTGGTATTATTGGTAATTCTATTGCTCTTAGTTTAGCTAGAAAAGGATTTACAGTAAATGTATATGATAATGGTCCTGCTCCAGGTTATGGAACAACATCTTATTCAAGTGGTATTTGTCGCATGTATTATTCACTTTTAGATAGTGTTAAATTTTCTTGGGAAGGTTATCATTATTGGGATCAATGGGAGGATCATATACAATTTAAAGATATTAATGGATATGCTAAATTAAATAAATGTGGTGCTTTATTTCTCAAAAGTAAAAACTCTAATACATTTCTAAATAATTCATGTAAATTAATGAAGCAAGTGGGGGTTCCTCATGATAATTTAAATATTGTTGAAACAGAATCATATACTGATTTATTAGGTATGGATATAAAAAATACATATTATCCTTGTAATATAGAAGATTCATCATTTGGTTATCCTGCTATAAATAATTCTATTACTGGTTCTGTTTATTTTCCAGAAACTGGTTATGTTGGTGATCCTCTTTTAGCTACACTTAATTTATATCATTCTGCCAAAAATTTAGGTGTTGACTATTATTTTAATACTAATATTAGTGAAATTAATGTTGATAATACTAATAGTATAAATGGTATTACAACATCTAATAATGAACGAATATATCATCCTATTGTTATTAATTGTGGTGGTCCTTATTCAACACAAATAAATCACTTGGCTTTCAACAATAATAATATTGTATCTGATAGTAATATTAATTGTCGTCCATTAAGAAGAGAAGTAGCATATACACAATATGATAATAAAAAATACAATATTGATGAGAATGGTATTATTGTAATAGATCTTGATTGTGGATTATATTTTAGACCTGAAGTTGGAAATAAAATGTTAATTGGTTCTACTGAACCAGATTGTGAAACTAAAATATGGGAAGATGACTTGGAAAATATGAATACACAAAATACAGATTTATGGTTGAATCAAATGTTTAGAGCTGCTCTAAGAATACCCAATCTTGAGATTCCAAACCCAAAAAACCAACAATATATTGTTTCTACTTATGATGTTTCTGATGATTGGACACCTATTTATGATAAAAGTTCTATATCTGGTTATTATATGGCTATCGGAACTAGTGGAAATCAATTTAAAAATGCTCCTGTTGCTGGCGAAATGATGGCGGAATTAGTAGAAGACTGTGAAAATGGTTTTGATCATGATACTGATCCGTTACAATATAAATTAAAAAAAACAGATGGAACTATAGATACACGCATCTTTTCACGCCTAAGAACTGTTCATACTAATGATAATAATGTATTTGGTTAACTAAATTATTTATTTAATTAAATTATTTTTTAGTTACAAAAGTTTTTAAAAATTCAAATAATTCTTCAAATATTTTATCCATTATTGCTGGGTCTTTAAAATTTTGTGTAGCATCTATTACATAAACTGGAACGCCATGATCTTTTTCAAAATTCATCCATTCATCGTGTTTTTCATGTAATGCTTTTAAATAGTCAATAGGAATATTATCTTCACTACTCCTTGCTCTTTCTTTAACACGAGTATCATTAATAGTTGGTTCACATCGTAAATAGATGTATACATCAGGTTTAACATTAAATTGTTGTGAAAGCCAATCATTCCATTTACAATAAACGTCATATTCTAATTTAGTCATCTTACCACTCTCAAAACATAATTTAGCAAAACAATGTCGGTCAGTATAAATAGAACGTTCTACAAATAGTATTTTTTTCATATCATCTTTAGATGGTGAAAAATAATCATCTTGAACTTTTTTTACTCTACTAATAAAACTATTCATTTGAAAAGCAAAGGACCATTTTTCTTGATCTCCATAGAATTTTTGTAAAATATTCTCACCGTCACTATCTTCTGTTTTCATCCATTCATCTACTGGTTCTAATGTTACTTGAGCATCATGCTTAATTTCATGAAATCTAGATAAATAGGATGTTAAAAGATTGATAAAAGTAGTTTTCCCAGTGCCAATATTTCCTTCTATATAAAACAACATTTTTATTTAATGTTTTTAAAATATAAAAAATTCAATTTTAACCTTTTTTAAAAAAGGTTTACCAAAAATATTAGCAATCATTGTCGTAATTACAATTTATAACCTTTAATATGGTATGAGGCATAACAAGATGACATATAATGACCTATATTACCACAACGTTTACATTTTTTAGAATTAAAATTATTATTGTATTTTAATGTTTTTGAATTTGTGTAAGAACCTCCCCTAACATTATCATATCCATGTTTACTAATATATTTTTCAGTTTTATTTTGTTCTAAATCACTTGAAAAAAAACCATTACAACTATCTATAACTTCACCTTCAATTGGTTTAAATTTTTTGGTTACTTTTGCTCCATAACCACTAAAATGGTCATTCATTCTTCTTTCAACATTATTCGTTTTTCCTATATATTTTTTATCATTTTCTAATTCTAATTTATAAATATAAGTTTTTTCATTTATATTTTTACTTTCTGTATATTTTGTTTTATACATAGGTGCTCCAGTTTTAGCATATGCTTCTGGATTATAAATTTTTTCACCTGAATATGTGTAGAACGACATTTTACACATAAAAATATAGATAACTTTAAATCAATTTTTGATCTAAACTTTTTCCTAAAAAGTTTTTTTTTCCTAAAAAGTTTATTCAAATAAAACTCTACTAATTTTTTCATAACATAATGTTATTTGTTTAGCAGATACTGCTAAAGCTTGGACTCCTACATATGGAATTAAATCAATATCATTTGTTAAAGCGTTTGATAATGTAGTTGTTGTTGTTTGTGTTGTTCCACCAGCAGTTGATGTTGTTACTAAACCATATTGAACACCATTAACATATATTGCTACTTGTCTATGATTATCAATAACTATTCTAAGTTTATAAATTGTATTTATAGCAACAGCAATTCCTAAATCAGTTATATAATCAGTCCCTCCTACACTATAAACAAAATGAAGATTTGCGTTTGTTGTTAATGATCCTTGATCATTATCTGTGGCATATAAAAAATATGCTTGATCAGCATCAGTCGCATAAGTAGGAACTTCTGTTAATTTTAAACCAGCCCATAAACTTGTATCTGCTATATTAGCACCAGTTCTAATAGCACATTGCCATTCAACCTGATTTTCTGTTCCCCATTTTATTCCAGTCCATGCAGTTTGATCTGTATCAAGATGGGGTAATACAATTACTTGGTCATTATCCGCACCATCTGTTTGTAATTGTATTCCAGCTTCTGTAGTAGAAAATGTAACATCATCTTTGGAAGCATTCGTTCCTAATATCTCAAAATCTTTATTAGAAACATTGTGAATAAGTGTATTAGCAGCATCCTCAGAAGTAGATATTTGAATATTTTCTGCTGGTCTTCTTTTAAAATATTCTTCTAAATAATATCTATCTGGATTTTTAACAAACCCATTACTTACTGTTAAATTTTTAGCGTTATAAAATACTTCACTCATATACAAAACTAATATATTTTTTTCTTTAAATAAAAGTAATTTTTATAGAGAATTAACTTTTAGTTTAAGTTTTTCTATACTATCTAGATATTTATTTAATGTAATATTTATTTTATCTTCTTGTTTTGATGATAATTTTTTAACTTTAATAGTTTCAAATCTTTTATTAAGATCAAAAAAACTAGATATAATTTTTTCCAATAAATCTTGATCTGTTTTTTCAAATTCTTTTAAAAAAAAAATATCTAATATCTTCTTTAAAATTCTTTTTTCCTCTTTTTGTATTAGTATAATTTTTTTTATTATTATATTAGACATATTATAATATTATATTTTAATTAATAGCTTCATATTTAGGTGGCGCATTATTGTTATTTTTAATATATCGTTTTTTTCTGTATTTGTAATTAATAAAACTAATACTACAAATTAATATAAATAATACAATAAATACATAAACAATAGTTAATGTAGAACAAAAAGTATAAATTTCTATATCTTGAAGTATATAATACTTCTGATATTTTTGACATTGGTCAGTATAATTTAATTTATCTAAATAAAAAATTGTATTATTAAATTCAAAATATAATTCATTAAGTCTACTAGAATTTAATAGATTATTTAAACATTTTATATCACTTATACATTCACACTCAAACTCAAATGATTTTTTTTCATTATAAAGACTATTATTATTAATTATACAATCATTATATGTATCAAACACATTAATATCTATATTAGCATTATCTATATAATCATCATCAAAAGAATTAGAATCCTCCCCTAATGTATTTTTATTTAATAAACATAGCATTAATATACAGAACATTTTATTCATATTATAAGTAATAGTAATATTCTGTTTAAATTATTTTAAAATTGAAATAAATATATTTAAAAATAGTTTAATAATAATTATAATTATAATTATTATAATAAATGCCTGAAGATCCATATATACTATTTAATACAAATATAAATAATAGTTCTCCACAACAAAATAATGATATTTTAAAAAAATGTAACTATACATTATTTGATAATTCATATAATATAAAAGAATGTCCTATAAGTTTAGAAGAATTTAAAGAAGGTGATTCAATAATAGAATTACCATGTAATCATATATTTAATGAAAATAATATAAAAAATTGGTTAAAAGAAAAACCCAATTGTCCTGTATGTAGGATGGAACTTATTCCTAAAGAAGATAATTCTTTAGAACAATATAGTATTACTCATCAAATTGATACTTTAATTCATTTTCTATCTGCTAGAATGCTGAGTGGAGAAACTAGTGGAGAAACTATTGAAGAATCTTTTAACGAATTATTTGAAATTTATTAAAATCCTAATTGTCTTAATCCACCTCCCCCCCCCATTTGTATACCTCCTCCATTCATTACTATTAAGCCTCCTCCGCCAGATACAAGTTTTTCAAAAAACATTTTTTCTTCTTTGGTCATAAATTTGTCCATTAATTTATCATATAATTTTTTAATATATTGTTGTTTTTGTTCTTCTGTGAGTCCTTCTTTTTCTAATATATATGTTTTTACTTTAAAAAATGCGTCAGATGCTTTTTTTATAGATTCCGACATTTGTTTTTGTGATGATTCTATTTCTTTTTGTTTGTCTTTTACAAAATCTGTTTCCATTATTTTTTCTACTTTTTGATTTAATACTTTAATAGCATTTTGAACTGCTTCTACTTCTTTTGTAGTATTGTCTTTAATTGTTTTATCTATTGTTTCTGAATGAGATTTTAAAATCTCCTTTGATGAATGATATAAATTAGCTTCACGATCTAAAAAATCCATATTCATAATTTGTCTATTATTATTGTTAGAGTCAGAATATTGTGGCAATCGTTCAGTCATTTATTAATTAATTATAAATAAAATAATTTTAAAAATTTAACTTAATAATTTAACAATTTATATTAATAATGAATATAAATTTAGAAAAAGATAATTTATTAATATGTTCATACAAATTACATATTCTAATTAAAGAAAAATCGCCACATTGTTTGATAAAAAAATATATTTCGCAAGTTCATAGTATATTAGATTATTTTCAAAACACACAACTACAAATTAAACCTATTAGATTTTATGAGTTTTATATTAATTATATTACTAAATGGATTTATAGTCTTATTATAACTTCAAAACATTTGAAATCTAGTAAATACATCTATTTAGCATCGCAATTTATGATAACACTAATAAATAATGTAGATTATGTAAATATAAATGAGTTACATAAATTAGATATTTTTATAACTTTATCTACATTACTAATTAATCTTAAACATTTTAAACAAACACCTAGTATAAAATTATATATTAAACTTTTAAAATCTTATCTAAATTTGTATTACCAAATTGATAACTCTAAAATATTAAATACAAATGATCCATATGAACTAGGTTTTTTATTAGAAAGTTGTCTAAAAATACGATTAATAATAAAATATAATATAATTGATAGTAAATTACTTTACAAATTATATGACCGGTTATTAAAACAATCGCGAATAAGTTTAAACAAAATACAATTTAAACAATATAGTATTAATAGTGATGCTTACAAATGGTATAGTTTAAATTGTATTT